CCACCATGTCGCTCTTTTTGATAAATACAATGTCGCCATCCTGAATTCTTGCACCGATCATGCTGTCTCCCTTAGCGCGCAGGCAAAAATCCGCGTCCAGATTGGTGCCTGACATGACAAAGCTATCGTGCTCCTCATCGGTCAGGATGGGCTTGCCGCAGGCAATCTCGCCAAGCACGGGGATGCGGCGGCGCTCAATGGGGAAAATATCGGGATAATCAGGCAGAGCCCCCGTGCCTCGCTCCATGGGCACGTCATAGCCCTCCAGCCACAGATCGGAAACGTCCAACGCGCGCGCCAGCTTGTGCATCGCGTCCGCCTTGGGCACGTAGATGCCGTTGGTATATTGGCTGATTCTCGCCTTGGAAAGTCCGGTGGTGTGTGCAAGATCCACGGCACGCATGCCACGTGCGTCCATTGCGGCACGCAGTCTATCGGTAAAGGAAGTGGTCAGTTCCATTTTGAAACTCCTTTGGTTTTGATAGTTTTATTATAAATGAGAGTTTAGCAAATGTCAAGAGGTTTGCACAAAAAAGTTAGGAAATTTTATTTATACGGGGGTTGACTTTTGCTTAATGCTGTGATATACTCATGACAGTTAAGCAAACACAACCACTCGGACAACCGATGACTTGGCGTCGGTTTTCATTTTTGCGCAAACAGTTAAGCAACCTTTACGGAACAAAAGGAGGAGATTTTATGCCGATTGCGGGGACTTGCCCCTATTTTCAAAGAGAGAAGGGTGACGGTTACACCTATTGTGAATGCGCGCGCTTTCGTTTTCCCGACAAGCAAGCCAGACGCGATATCGTTTACAAATATTGCGCCCATCCGGACGGATATGAAAGCTGCGTGATCAAGCAGACCATGGATCAATTTTATGAAAGGAAATATTGCAGTGCAGACACAAACAAAAGAAAAATTGCAGGATGAGGGCAAGATTGCCTATATGATCGCCTGGAGAGACAAGCGCATCAAGGCACTTGAGGAGCTGGTGCAGGCACAGGAGCAGGCAGGCAAGATCTATGCCGCGTACGTGGCGTATTTGCTCTCACTGTGCGCGCACAAGACTGATGCGGGGCTGGAGCTGCGCATCTCCAAGGCGGATATCAGAGAGGCATGCGGCAAATACGCGGTGCATGCCGAGGATGCCGACGAGGACTTTATCATTATGCTGGAGCTTATGGGAGAGAGCGATGGGGCGGGACGTAGCGAAATGGCTGACGCCTGAGAGTCTGACACTTTTGCGCGGCATGGCTTGCATGGGCAAGGATGCTGCCGCGATCGCTGCCTGCATGGGTATCTCACTCTCCACGCTGCGGCGCTGGCAAAAGCGGTATCCCGAAATTGCTGCAGCGATGGCATTCGGTAAGGACAATGCGGATTTTGCCGTTATACAGGCGCTGCACCGCAGGGCGGTTGGCTATACCGCACCGGTCAAGAAGACCTACAAGCTCAAGCACACCGAGTTTGACCCCGATTCGGGCAAAAAGGTGCTGGAATACGAGGAGCTGCAAACCGGCATTGATGAGACGCACGTGCCGGCTGATACGCGTGCCGAGATCTTCTGGCTGCAGAATCGGCGCGGAGAGGATTGGGGGCAGGAAAAGCCCGAGGCAGACGGGGAAAGTGGTGGCGTTGTGGAGCTGCCGCCCGTCATGCCCGCGCAAGAGCCGCCCGAGGACGCATGAGCGAGCGCGTGATCTGGACGCCGCAGCCGCGTCAGGCAGCCTTTATGGCAAGGTTTGAGGATGAAGCCTTGTATGGCGGTGCTGCAGGCGGTGGTAAGAGTGACTGCGCCTTGGCGGAATCCTTGCGGCAGGTGCATATTCCATATTACCGTGGTTTGATTCTGCGCAAGACCTATCCGCAATTGTCCGAGCTGACCGACCGTTCTGCTGAGATCTTCCGCGCGGCATATCCGCAAGCGCGGTATAACGATTCCAAGCACGTCTGGGTATTTCCGTCGGGTGCTAAGATCTATTTCGGATCGCTGCAGCACACCGATGACAGGCTCAACTATCAGGGCAAGCGATATGATTTTATCGACTTTGACGAGCTGACGCAATTTACCTGGGATGAATATTCCTATCTGTTTTCCAGAAATCGCCCCAACGGTGCGGGCACGCGCTGTTATATGCGTGCGCAGGCAAATCCGGGCGGCATTGGGCACGGCTGGGTCAAGGCGCGATTTATCACACCTGCAAAGCCTATGACCACCATCTGGGAAAAGCATTGCGTGCGTCTGCCGGACGGGCAGGAGCAAACGCGCTGGAGATCGCGCATTTTCGTGCCGTCCACCGTGTTTGACAATAAGATCCTGCTTGAAAACGATCCGGGGTATCTGACGCGACTTGCGGCACTGCCCGAAAAGGAGAGGAGAGCGCTTTTGTACGGTGACTGGGATTGCTTTGCAGGTCAGGTGTTTACCGAGTGGCGCAATGATCCCGAGCACTATGCCGATGGCATAGGCACGCACGTCATAAAGCCCTTTGCCATTCCGCAATCCTGGCGCGTATACCGTGGCTTTGACTGGGGATATACCAGACCCTTTTCGGTTGGCTGGTATGCCTTTGATCAGGATGGACGCATGTTTCGCATCCGCGAGCTGTACGGCTGCAGCGGCACTCCGAACGAGGGCGTGCGCTGGGGCGCTCAGATGCTGGCAAAGCGTATTCGCGAGATAGAGGCGGATGACCCCAATCTGCGCGGACGCTACATCTCGGGTGTGGCAGACCCTGCCATCCGACAAAAGAACGGCGGCGAGAGCATTGCCGAGCTGATGGAGCGCGAGGGCGTTTACTGGGACAGAGCGGATAACTCCCGAATTGCGGGTAAGGCGCAGATGCACGCGCGGCTACAGTTTGATGCCAAGGGGATTCCCATGTTCTACGTGTTTTCCACCTGCACGCACTTTATCCGCACCTTTCCCGAGCTGGTTTATGATTCCTCGAACGTAGAGGATGTCAACACAGACGGGGAGGATCACATTTACGACGAGTGTCGCTACGTTGCCATGGCGCACCCCATCAAAAGGCAAAGCGCACCCAAAAGTACGGTGTCGTATACCTACGACCCACTCAAAAACTGAAGGAGATTATATGCAAATCAAAGATATATTCAAAAAGAAGGGGAGCGAACGGCTTCCCATTACCAAAGAGGAGATTGCCAAGGCAGCGCGCATACTGCGCGATTGGCGTGCAGCAAGACGCCCCTTGGATTCACGGCTGCAGAGTGATGAGATCTACTGGCAGGGCAGATACGGAAGTCAGGCACCGGCACAGGTGCGAGACCTTGGCTGCTCGGCATGGATGTTCAACAGCATTGCCAATCGCCATGCGGATATGATGGATCATATGCCCACCTGCACCTGCCTGCCGCGCGAGCAGAGCGATCGGGAGCAGGCGGAAATGCTCTCGCAGATCATTCCGGTCATTCTGGACCGTTGCGGCTTTGAAGCGTTGTACTCGGATCATATGTGGTACAAGCTCAAGCATGGCGTCAGTGCCTTTGGCGTATTCTGGAATAACCGTTTGGAAAACGGCTTTGGCGATATTGACGTGCGCCGCGTGGAAATGAGCAATCTCTATTTTGATCCGAGCGTGCGCGACCTGCAACAGAGTAAGCATTTGTTCCTGCTTGCCGAGGTGGATACCGAGGAGCTGGAGCAAAGCTATCCCGCCTATTTTGAGCGCAATACTTTCAAGACCGATCCCGAGGGTATTTTCTTTGGCGCAGATGACGGTAAGACGCTGGTGGTGGACTGGTACTACAAGAAAACCGTGGATGGCAGGGAGCTTTTGCACTACTGCAAGTTTGCGGACGGTGTAGTGCTGTACGCTTCTGAAAACGATCCCGTTTACAAAAATCGCGGCTGGTACGATCACGGCATGTATCCCATCGTGCTGGATATCATGTATCCCGAACAGGGCAGCTGTTTTGGCTTTGGCATGATTGCGGTTGCCAAGCAGCCGCAGATCTATATTGATCGCCTGGATGCCAATTTCATGGAATACGCGGATTGGGCAAGCAAGGTGCGCTTTTGGGCGAAAAAGAGCCTTGGCGTTAATCAAGAGGACTTTTTGGATCTGGATCAGCGCATCGTGGAGGTGGAAGGCGATATTGAAGAGGAAAAGCTGCAACAGATCCGCGTAGGCACCTTTGACCAGGGGCTGCTGACGCTCAAAAAGCTTAAGATCGACGAGCTCAAGGAAACCACCGGCAACCGCGACGTCTCTCAGGGCTCGCTCTCGGGCGGCATTACCGCAGCCACTGCCATCAAGGCACTGCAGGAGGCAGGCAACAAGAATGCGCGCGACGTCATTGCGGCATCCAATCGCGCCTATATCGGCGTGGTGCAGCTGGTCATTGAGCTGATCAGACAGTTTTATTCCGGCGCGCGTACCTTCCGCATCACGCGCGAAAACGGCTACGAGTTTCTGCAATATGATAACGCGGGCATTTTGGAAAAGGAGGTGCTGCAGGCAAACGGTGCCACCTACATGCGCAAGCCGGTTTTTGACGTGGCAGTGCGTGCACGTGTGGCAAACCCCTTGACGCAGGAGGCGGCAAACGAATTTGCCATGGCGCTTTACGATAAGGGCGCTTTCTCGCCCGAGCAGCGGCAGCAGACCCTGATCATGCTGGAGATGATGGATTTCGACGGCATTGGCAAGGTCAAGCAGATGGTCAGAGAGGGGCATGCCGTATGATTGAAGCGAGTGCATACCGCGATAGCCGCGGCTACTGCCTGGAGGTGGTGGGGCATGCGGGCTACGCGAGCGGTGACGATATTGTCTGCGCAGCGGTTTCGGCAGTGGTTGAATCCTTGGCTGCGTATCTGGAAGAATATGATACCGATTGCAGCGCAGAGGCAGACCTTGCGGACGGATATGCCATGATCACGGTAGGTGAGCGCAACGCGGCTTATGATATGGCTGCTTGCGGACTTGCCGCCATTGCAGACAGATATCCCCAATTTGTGACAATGAGAAATTCTTATATATAAGGCTGAGCACGGACGGCATACATAGGTCCGTGAGAAAGGAAATCTATGAATCAAACGGTCGAACAAACCTTCAATTCCACGGCTGACGACGGGCGCGTGGTGCCTGTGGAGACCGGCATTGCGGGCGAGAATGGCTCTGTCGCCGAGAGCCGCGAGGATGCACGACGGGAATGGGAGGAGATGATCGCATCTCCCAGATTCCATGCGTTGTATACCGAGCACGTCTCCGAAATCGTCAAGAAGAGACTCAGATCCGAGCGCGAGAGCTCTACGCTTCTGGATGCGGCGGCAAAGGCATTGGGGGTGGACCCCGAGCAAGTACCTGCACGCATATCAGAGCTGCTGACCCCCGTACAAAGAGATTGGCAGAGTGAGGAGAGTGCGGTGCGGGAAAAATATCCGGAATTTGACCTGCAGCGTGCAAAAGACAATTCTTTCTTTGCTGATTTGCTGCAAAGCTTTGCCGGGAGCGGCACGGTCTCTCTGACAAGCCTATACGAGCTTTCAAATCTTGAAAGCCTGACTGCTGCTGCCGCCAAAAAAGCGGCAGAGCAAACCGCCTCGCAGATGATGGGCTCCGTGCAGCTCCGCCATGCAAGACCGCATGAGAACGGATTGCAGGGAAGCGTGCAGGATGCGGGGCGCGCCTCCAGATTGACGCGCGCGCAGCGAGCAGTGCTTGCAGAGCGCGCAGCAAAGGGGGAACATATCACATTTTAGAAAGGAAACGTTATGAAAGAAAGAATGATTGATCTGCAGCGCTTTGCTGCAGATACCAACGTAATGGGTACCGCAGGCACTGTCAATGCAGTGGCAGGTACCACCACCGCATACACCGCAGGCATGGGTCTTTCCGAGGAGATGAAGACCTACTATTCCGATTATCTGATCGACCACGCAGAGCCTGCCCTTGTACACGACATGTTTGCACAAAAGCATGCCATTCCCGCAAACGGGGGCAAGACCGTGCAGTTCCGTCGCTATAATCCGTTGCCTAAGCTGACCACTCCCATCAGAGAGGGTGTCACGCCCGCAGGACAGAGCATCAGCATGGAGGTGCTGGAGGCAACCGTGGCGCAGTACGGCGGCTACGTGGAGCTGACAGACCTTTTGATTCTGACTGCCATTGACAACAACCTTTGCATGGCAACCAAGCTGCTTGGCTCTCAGGCAGGCAGAACGCTGGATACCATCACCCGTGAGGTGCTGGCAGGCGGTACCAACGTGCAGTACGGTGAGAACGCAGTTTCCGCAAGATACCTGCTGGTTGGCGGCAAGGAGAGCGGCAACCACTATCTGTCCGTGGAC